GCTTTACCAAATCCTAATCTTAGTAATTATATAGATATTGGTACAAACCAAACTTCACCAGCTCCTGTTATAAGCTCAAACTTAGTTACTGACGGTACAGTAGGGGGCCTTAATACCGATTTTTATAATGCTTCTGGAGCATTTTCAGTTCCAGAAGGAGCAGATTGGGATTTTACAGTAAGTAAATTAACAACTGTTGTAACGGTTGAGTTAGGAGATAACTCATCAACTCCAAGAACAACTTCATTTACTTTAACAGAAGGTTCTGGAATAAGCCTAACTCAAGCAGGTTCTGATGTGCAAATAGCATATTCAGGAAGCGCTGGTATTACATCTTTAGGGTTATCATCTGCTACATTAGATTTAACACAGACTCCACCTAACGTAAATCCAGCCACTACTAATGGTCTTATTGATGTAAATTTATCACAAACAGCTGTTGCTGCTGGTACTTATAATCTTGCTACAGTAACGGTAGATGCATATGGAAGAATAACAGGCGCTTCAAGTGGAAGTGATAATAACACTACTTATGATTTAGGTAGTGCGCAATCAACTAACGATGTAGATATATCTCTTACAGGTTCTGATGGTACAGTTGACACTGTTAAGTTAGTAGCAGGTACAAACATCACACTTACAGATAATAGTTCTGGTCAAGTAACTATTGATGCGGCAAGTGCTGCTGGATTGACATCCTTTGGATTGGCTACTAATCCAGTAAGTACAGCGGGAACAGTAGATGTAACAAACAATACATTAACATTTACAGAACAAGTAAATGCTATAGATGGTGTTAATTATAATTACATAACTCAAGATATTAGTGCTACTAATATATTAACAACTGGTTTGAGCGCAGACACATCTGGTTTAGATGCTTCAACAAAGTTAACACACTTTTTAAGAGCAGACAATACATGGGCTGCACCAGCAGGCTCTGGTACAGTTACAAGTATAGGGTTGGCATTAGGAACAAACGGTACTGACATAGCTGTATCAAATTCTCCAGTTACATCAAGTGGTAATATAACTTTAGACATTCCAACAGCATCGGCTGCAAACAGAGGAGCTTTATCAAGCACAGACTGGACTACATTTAACAGTAAAGAACCAGCCTTAACAAAAGGAGACTTAACAGAATCAACTTCTTCAATATTAACAATAAGCAACGGAACAGGAGCTGTGATAGGCTCTGGAACAAGTATACAGGTAGCTCAAGCTACTAATACAACAAGCGGGTTTTTATCATCAACTGATTGGCAAACATTTAACGGTAAAACTTCAAACACAGGAACGGTAACAAGTGTTGGATTAAGCTATACAACTACAGGCGCTTCAGCTATTGATGGTAGTCCGGCTTTTGTTGTTACCGCAAGTCCTGTAACCACAAGCGGAACTATTGATATAGATGCTCAAGGTACAGCGGCTCAATATATAACTGGAGAAGGTAAATTAGCTACTCTTCCTTCTGCTGGAACAGGAACAGTAACTTCTGTATCAGCAGGAACTCTTGATGGCGTATCATTAACGATTACAAATTCTACTACTACTCCAACATTAGCTATAACAAATACAGACAAAGGGTCAGACCAAAACATATTTAAAACTGTAGCGGTATCGGGTCAAAACAATATAGAGGCTGATGATAATGCAGACACCCTTACTTTTGCAGGAGGAGCAGGTATTACTTTAACTACTGACCAACTCACTGATACATTAACAATATCTGCTGACAATAACGGAACAGTAACATCAGTAACAGGAAGCACACCTATATCATCTACGGGTGGAACAACTCCTGATATTTCAATAGCAACAGCAGACGGAACTACAACAGGGGCTTTATCATCTACAGATTGGAATACATTTAATAATAAAACATCTAACTTAGGAACAGTTACTTCGGTAGACGTAAGTTATAACACAACAGGTGGAACTGCTGTAGCTGGCGCTGCTGCATTTGCAGTTACAGGTGGGGCCATAACAAGCTCTGGAACTATAGCATTAACTTCTGCTGGAACATCAGCGCAATACATTGACGGAACAGGTAAACTTGTTGATTTTCCAGCACTCACATCTGGAACAGTTACTTCGGTAGGAATAAATGCTGATAGTGGAGCTGGAACTGGTATTACAACTTCTGGAGCATTCACTTTTAATGGAGGTACTCTAATTACAACTTCTGTTACAGGTAATACAGTAACATTTGACCATGATGCAGTAACAAGAAATAACACCACCAGCTCTTCTTCTCTTACTGTAGGAGGAAACTTTACCGCTATAGATGGAGTATCAAGCAACGGAACGGGACACATTACTGCTGCAAACACAAAAACCCTTACTTTACCAAGTGTATATCAGGGAGCAACTGGTGGGTCAAATGGTGCGGCTGGATTTGTTCCTCAGCCATTGTCAGCTTCTGACGATCAAACAAAATATTTAAGAGGAGACGGAACTTGGAGTTTAGGAGGATTAGTAACTGGAATAGTAGCGGGTACAGGAATATCGGTTTCTGGCGCTACAGGAAGTGTAACTATAACCGCATCTAATAACGGAAGCGTTACCTCTGTTAATTTGACAGGAAACTCAGGGGTAGGTACAGCAATAACAGGAAGCGGAACATTTGATATAGATGGTATAACTACTGCTTCTTCAGGCTCTACAACTAATCATTTTAATGGAATAAGCACAACTGCAAGCGGATTAAATTTAGACATTAGTGGGTTTGCTATACCAGATGAAAATGAATATTGGTTCTATAGAGCTAATAGTGGAACTGGTACATCTGCTATGGGATTACAAAAGAGTATTGTTTATGGATATGACGATGC